CCAACGAATGCTTGATGGTAAGGCTATCGTACCTATGCGTCCTTGGTTCAAGGGATTCAAGGGTGTGGTACACAAGGAAGAGGACACTTGGATGATGGAGGGTGTGTGGAAGTGGTCTGGAATGAATATTATCATCACCGAACTTCCACCAGGTCGTTGGACGCAAGATTACAAGGAATACTTGGATGGTCTCGTTGAAAAGAAGTTGATCGGTAGTTTCGTAAATAATAGTACAACCGAAGATGTTCATTTTGAGATCGTAGATTACACGGGAAAGGATCTGGTCAAGGACCTGAAACTGCGGAAGACGTTCCACGTCTCAAATATGCACCTCTTTCACCCAATCAAGGGTATCTACAAGTACTCAAGTCCCGAGGAGATTCTCAAAGACTTTGTGGAACTTCGCCTTGACCACTACGTGAAGAGAAAGGCACACCTCATCAAAGTTCTTGAGACAAAAGCTATTATGTGTGGATATAAATCAAAGTTTGTGACTATGGTCATCGAGGGAGATATTGTGGTCTTCAGACGCAAGAAGGAAGATTTAGAACGACAACTGTCAGATATATTCCCACAAATTGCAGGAACATATGATTACCTTCTCAATATCAAGACTGTCCAGTATACAGAAGAAAGTGTGAAAGCTCTCATTCAAGAGTCGATGCACGCGAAAGAAGAATTAGAAATAATGAAAAAGACAAGTCACATTGACATGTGGAAATCAGACATTAAAAATATGTAGACAATAGATAAGATGCCCACCTCAAGTGGTGCCGGTGTGTCATTACATGCTATCGGTAAGCAGGACACATACCTATTAACCGACGACATAGATAAGTCAATCTTTAATTATAATATCAAAAGACATTCAAATTTTACAAAGTTTCATCGAACAACTATAGTGAATAGATCTCCAACCTCACCCACATGGCCATTCAACGAGACCATTAAAGTGACATTCAATCCACAAAATATGGGCGATCTTTTGAGTAATATGTATATTTATCTCAAATTACCAGCTCTGGCCCCCGGTGAGAATTATTCCGATCAGATTGGTCGGCATCTCATAAAATCTGTAACAATGCGTGTAGATGAGACGGAAGTAGAAAAGATATATGACGACTGGATGATCATTTATGATGAACTCTATCTTGAGTCATCCGAAAAGGTTGCCAACCGTTTCGTTGTGAACCGAATGTTAGCCTTTGATTCATCGAGTAAAAATGCAGCGTATGCGGGACTTGAATCTGAAGTTGTTATACCTATCCCATTCTTCTTTTCACGTAAATATTCGAGTGACGAATACGTAACAAACGAACCAAACAGACCATACTTTCCACTGTGTGCAATTCATAAACAGAAAATTGAATTTGAATTTGAGTTTCACCCACAAGGGTTTTTTACGACAGCCCAAAATACTTTAACACTCGACAACTTCAAAATAATTACAGAAGAGTTTACGATCGACCCATCTGAGCGTCTATATTTAAAGAACAGACCTTACACCATGATCACCGACGTCGTTCGTAGACACCCGACGATTGAAACTACTCCAGGTGTCGATATAATCAGAACTAACTTGGTACCAAATAATCGCGTCAAGTCTATGCACTGGTTTCTTAGTAATAACATATTTGAAAATACAGATATTCAAAAAGTTCCACAAGAAACGGATACGTTTCAGATTTTTGTACGGGAAACGAATGGTGATTTTTCTTTGCGAAACCTATCATTTTTCAGAGTTTTAACACAAGAAGGTATATCCGCTTTTTCGAGAGTAAATTTTGGAACTGTGGAATTGAACAGAGCAGGTACAATCGAATTCGTAGGTAGCACAGTATTCGCTACCGAATATAATATCGTACCGTGGATATCACTCACCGCGAGTACAAATGAACCAATTATAACTGTGACTGTCCCAGCGAATACATTCATTGAAAAATTTACATTTGAATACTACACACAAGAGTCAAGTCGAGTCGATGGCACCCGACGATTAACAAATATTCCCGCAATTGACATTGTGAAAAATGGAACATTATTAATATACTCTGAAAAGATATCAGACTTTGTAAGTCTTCAACAAGAGACGTTTACACAATCATATAATATCGAGTTGGATAGCACTGTGTTTCGCGTTCCGGATGCGGTTGAAAATGATTACTACTATATACAGAATCGATTCAATTATTCAAAGACGCCAGACTTTGATCAAACGTTCACGTTTTTCAACCCAGTCATGACGAGCGCTAAATTTTATATACAAGGTGTTGATTTACCAAATATTTCAAGTGCGAATACATCGTACTACAAATACTTGATTCCATATCATAAACGATTATCGAGACCAATAAGAAATATTTATACGTATTCATTTTCAATCAACCCCATAAATGTAAATCCATCGGGTAGTTTGGACTTTAGTGAAATACAATCTGAAAAAACAAACATAGAAATAAAGTTAGATGACAGATTATCGAGCGTATACACGTTGTATATTTATTACACGGGCTATCAAACATTTCAATTTAACAGAGGATTTATGTCCCTCGTTTATTAAAAAGTACATCCTTATTACTTGAAATATAATCAATAATTCTATTCTTGATACACCACTTGATAAAGTTTAATTGAGCTAACGTCGTTTGAATCTCTCTATCTGTTCCCGGAATAGTATATGTAATTTTTGATGACCGACAGAAAGGATCAAATAGTTTTTTACTATACCCATCTAAGCTTGACTTATAGGCACAATGCACTGTAAATAATTTACCGTTCGTCGTCGTGTACGTCAAGTTCGTCTTTTTAGCGTAACTCGTAATAAACCATTCAATGTTACGAAGTGAAATGCCACTCGATTTGTCGAGAATACTCACCAATGCAGTCTTATTCGTGTCGTTAGAATAAAAATCATTTACCGAAGATAGCAGAATGTCTGTTTTACTCATTACTACATCATTGTACTAAAATCTATAAGCCCCTTTTTATGGGATATATGCGGAGAGGTGGTCGGTTCATTTACCATATTGATCACATTGCTTTTTGGAATTTGCGATTTATGAAAGTTGCAATACCCATCATGCTTACCTTTCATGTTACACCGAGTACCATTTGGTCTAATCCCTTTACACATGAAATCCTTCTCATCTGGGGCATCACGTATCAGAATATTATACGGAATGCCATAATTTAGAGATATCTGTTTGAGATATAGACTATATTCTACGTGATAATTTCTAAGTTTTTCTCTGTAATCGTCTTGATACTTTCGAATTTCATCATTAAAATCTTCTTTGTTCTTTTTCAAACCCTTTCGATATTCGTCCTTTGTATGTCGCAATTCAGTGTGACATTCTGTTTTTTGTTTATTGAGCTCCTCCTTGCTGTCTACATGAATCTTTTTATTTTGTTCTTTGAAGTCGCTCTTCTGTTTTAGAAGTTCTTCTTTGTATTCATCTTTAGCTTTTTTTAGAAGCTCTTTGTATTCTTCCTTTATTCGCTTTGTTTCTTCGGCGACCCTCTTTTTGACTTCATCTTCAAAAACGGCATTAAGACGCTCCATCTTATTTTACTCTTGTTCATAATTTTTAAATATGTCTTCTACAGAAACCTTTTTTGCTCGTTCAGCTTTAATTCTGTCTCGAAGATCTGCAGCTTTACCGGTATCATCGAGTCCAAGACGCACACACTCTGCCATGAGAGCATCTTTCTTCATACCACTTAATGACGGTTCCTTGATTTTCGGTTTTGGTTTATGACTCGCGATGATCTCTCCGAAAATTTCATTCTTTGGGTCTTTGACCAACGGTTCGAGAAGATCGCATATTGGATTAAGAAACTTATTCGTAAAGTAATGTTGGTAATCAATTTGAATATTATGTTCTTCGGCAAATACCGGGTCTTCAGCCTTTTCAAATGCTCTCGCTTTGGGATCTTCTGTTTTGACAAGAATATATGGGACGCGGTCACCTGATTGGGGTTCTGACCCAGGCTTTCTTTCACGCATCTTATCTCGAACCTTTACATGCGGAAGATTTGTGTTTTTATACGAATCTCCAAGTTGTTGTGAAAGAATTAATTTTTCAATCGGTACTTTACCTTCTAATAAATTGATCGCTCGCTCGAGGGCCAATTGTTTTGGTGGTTCGGGGTCACTACTTTCGAGGACAACATCGAGGAGTTCTTTACAGACTTCACGAACAAACTTTGTATTATCACGGCGTACAACTTGAAGACCCTTAATATCAATGTAGTCCATATGCATCTCACCTTGTTTATTTTTTGTCCATAATTTTGCTGCGTATCGCTTCTTACTGTATAAGAAATAAGGCCAATATACTTTTTCAAGTTCTAAATTATTTGGCTTTTTAAACAAGGCTGTACATTCCTGGGCCGCGCGTTCCCCGATTTCCCATGAGTACTTTACTGCTTCGAGACCTTCGCGATCTCCGACGTCAAACTCAACCATAACACTATCCGTATCCCCGTACCTCACCTTTGCACCCGGAAAGTTCTTTTCAACGTAATTCTTTGTCTCTTCAATCATGCTACGCCCCTTAAAAGTTGTCGTGGATGCAATAGGAACACACGGGAGAATACCTTTGCCAGCGCCAGTAAATCCATAGATGGAGTTCATTGAAATCTTGTAAGCCAATTGTTTTCCATTGTAAACCTCCTTCATGAAACCAGTAGCGGACGCCATATCCTTCTTGGCTTGTTTGCGAAACTCCTTCAATTCTAGAAGAATCGCCGGCAAAAGACTCGGGACATCTTGCGCAAACTTATAGGTCTTTCCGTTCAACTCAAATGTTTCATAGGTAATACCCGGAATATTACCGTATCGCTTTTCATCCATCACAAATGTCGAGTAACATAGATTATGAGCCATCATAATGGATGGATACAGACCTTCAAAATCTAGAGCTGTGATGGGTGTATAGTACGCACCACCTTGTGCTTCCAAAACAGTGGCACCTTCATATTGTTCAAGTGGAATTGCGCCGTATCGAATAGTCGGAACCATGAAACCAAGTTCGCGGGCTTTTTTCGTCAACTGACTGAACACCTTGATTTGCTGACCACGTTCAACCAAGAATGAAATGGGAACCCATGTTGCTTTAGCCATTTCAAGGAGATTAAGAACTGTACAAAGTCTCTTGGTTAATCTATGCGGAAGAAGTGTATCTTTGATACAATATTCTGCAACCTCGCGTAATTTAATTGGATCACCTTCTCTAAATCGAGCAAACATCTCCTTGGGTGGCATGTCAATTTTTTGATCACCGAGATATAACTTAGATACATTGTCCAACTTGTACGAGTCTAATTTATACCCCTTCTTGACTTCGTGAAACAAATCAAAAATGAAACGTCCAGACATAGGAAGAAGCTTCAACATATTATCACCCAGGGCACTCGAAGATAAACGTTTATATACCATCTCACAGTGTTGATCTCTTAACTTTCCAAGACTGAAGAAACGATCACTGCATTTAGTAATCATGGCTCGCTTATAAATATATTCAAGATCGAATCCAAAAATATTCCAACCAGTCATGATATCAATATCCTTTTTAATCACGTATTCACGAAACGCTTCTAACATTTCACGTTCAGTATCATAACTTATGATAGTACATCCTTCAAGGTTAGAATCCGTGGTCTTATAACATAAACATGTCTTATCATATGGTTCATCGCTACCAAACTTGACAAGAGAAATCGCAATTTGAAAACAGGCGTCACCTTCGATATCGGCATCTGGAAATTTACCCGTTGAACTGTTTGATTCAATATCAAATGAAGCGACAACAAAGGGTGCAATATCATCCCGAGCGACTGGTTTGAGAGATTCCCAGTTATTACAGAATAAATCGATATCAACATTCGCCAAATGTGAACGAACACATTCTGATCCAGTATCAAGCCACCCGGTGGATTGGATGCCGGTGCGATGCATCATACGAAGCGTTGGATCCAAGTTTGACTCGTAGACTTTCAGGGGGAAAGATCCACTCGAAAGCATTAATGGTTTCTTCAGGAACGCATCAGTTTTCCGACGCTTCTCTAGATTAGAAAATTTGACTTGCATGAATAAAAATTTTTGATTATTTTGGAAACCCCAGATATCTTTTGACTCAACCACGATGTATTCAGAACATTTATCCTTGATCTTTGAGTAAATCTCTTTGGCGTACTTCACGTCGGGTAACTTGATATAAAAGTACGGTTCAAAACTCGTCGTGACGCACACGGATTTACCATCTTCAGTCCTACCAAAGATACTAATCAAGTGATCTTCGCCTTCATCTCGAGCCTCCCATGTAAGAGCTTGAAAGACAACCATATGTATCACTCGACCCAAAATTTTAATATACTTTATTAGTAAATGTCAGCCGCCTTGATTGACCTCGTGTCCAAGGGTGCCCAGGATGTGTATATCAGTGGTCAACCCGAAGTCAGTTTCTTTCGTCAAAACTACAAGCGTCACACAAACTTTTCTATTAAACCCGAACGCATCGATTACATCGGTAAGTTTGAGGCAAACGCCGAAGTTACGATCCCGATAAAGTCCAAGGGTGATCTCCTGAGTTACATCTGGGTTGAATCTCCAGGTATTTCCGCCGTCGGTAACAACACGACCGGTTTCTTCTCGAGTAATACTGATCCGACCGATTTCATGTTGTACATCGGTGGTCAACAAGTCTGTAAGTTGGACTCCTTGTATATCCAGGGTGTTCATAACGTTTTGTATAACGAAACTCAGGCTCAAGCCTCTACGGCTGTGTCTACGACTGAAATTAAGGATAACATGAAGAATAGCTCAGGCACCGCCGATCAATTCGTCATTCCATTCTTCTTCAGCCAAGACTGGACCAAGTCCCTTCCATTGGTCGCCATGCAATATCACGATGTTGAAATTCGTATTAAGTGCCGTGGTAACGGGTTCAACGCCAGTTCTGCAAAGGTGTATGCCATGTATGCCTACTTGGACACTGACGAACGCAAGTATTTTACAGAAGGTGAACATGAAATGTTGATCACTCAAACCCAATACCAACTCGCGGACAAGGCTGATACCAGCATCGACCTTACGTACTTTAACCACCCAACCAAGGCTTTGCATCTCGTGTCCGGTAACACGGCGAGCACGGGTGACTATTGGGATGCGAGCTACAAATTCACGGATGCCACGTTGTACATCAACGGTACCCCTTTGTTTGAAAATATGTCCAAGGATTTCCACCACACGGTGGTTCCGAAGATGCACTGTCAATATATCCCAGAAAGTATGCTTGACACGGCTCCACTCTACACCTGGCCGTTCTCATTGAACTTGGGTAAGTCTCAACCGTCTGGGTCTTTGAATTTCTCTCGTATTGATACCGCAAAGTTGGCTCTTCGTGACGTGTCCGGTGGTAACGCCCTTCACCGTGTCTACGCGGTCAACTATAACATTCTTCGTATCAAGAATGGTATGGCTGGTGTTGCGTTCGGGAACTAAACACATTATCTAAAAATCAAAATGTATACAATACGATTTTGCAAACCAAAATGGTATTATATTTAAAATAATAGCCTCATATATTTATAGGATGGACCTTGTTCCGATTAAACTGCTCAGAAATGGTTCCAATAAAAGGGTTCTTTTGAATCTTAAGGGTGAGACACATACCATAGATCAGACTGATTTTCTAGAATCTAGAATAAATACAAATACTCGAGCAAAACATCTCATGGCTATCGAGGATGCATCGGAGATTGCGAAATATTATCTTCAAAAAGAAGGACTTTTCGAACAAATAGCTAAAGATATTAAAATTGAATCAGGAAAAAACTTTTCATTTCGGTGTCGAAAGACTAAGAATATCAGAAATGCATTCACCCAAAATAAAAATGGTCAAGAATACATTTTACTCGAGCATACATATAATAATGGTTCGGGGCATTATGGTATGGTTTCAGTAAATCATACCAAGAAACGTATAGGTGTGTATGATTCTATGGGCGCGCATGAAACTACTTTTAATCCAGCAATACATACATTAAACAAAAATAATACATACCGTCATACGTCCAAATCATTTGGTCCACAACCAACTGGTGGCTTTGTCGCCAATACACCAAATGATGATATATTCAATCGTGTTCCCATCAATAAAAGAAAACGGGTATTTCAACTCTCACAATATGACGAGATGTCGCAACACCATTTTTGTTATGTAGAATCCTTTGTCGTCATGATGAAAGACATTGGACTCGCACACGAAGGTCCTTTGGATCCAAGACTTCGGTTAGAATTTATAAAAAAAGTTGCATGGGGACTCATTCTCAAGTATGTACCAAAATCTAGAAGAACTACACCTCAATGGAAATATTTTGAAACAAACTTTAAATATATAATGACAACGCGAGCACCCAACGGTAAACTTTTAAAGATGGTTGATGGTATCATACAGATCCCAACGACTAATGGTGTTAAAATTTCAATCAAAGAGCTAAAACTGCGGAATGATATTGACCATCAATGGTCACTCACACAAATCATGAACTGGGCGGGAAGTAAAATGTGAGTGTAAGGTATATCATGAATGTGATTGGTACAGGTAACCAAATTGGACAGAGTATTGCGTTAGTGAGATTGGTGTTTGCGATCATCGTGGGGTGTTGTATTTGTTCGATCGGTGGCGCTATATTTATGTCAAAGCCCAATGATAAAAATAATAATCCAAAACAATCCGGAATAATATTTATGAGTGTGGGTGGATGTGCTATGCTTGTAGCCTACTTAATATACCTTGTTACTAAAAGTTTTAGGGGTGCTGGTACCATGTATACAGCGTATAGTGCATACGATGTACTGACTGGAAATAAATAATGTGAATCTAAAGTAATATGTTTTTTCCATTCATTATCGCAGGGGGTCTCGCATACGCCGCGGCGTATACATTCTTGGGTGAAAACCTCGTCAGTGCCGCAGAGGCTAAAAAGATGATTCGC